TGCCCCGGCTCTGCGGGGTTGGCTTGGTTCTTGACCGCCTCGGCCATGAGCAGGCTGAAGGGAAGGTCAGGGTCGAAGCTCTTCGACTCGGGGAAGTCCGGCAACTCCTGCCCCAGGATGTCCTCCAGCATCATGCGGGCGATCCTGGGCGTCATTCCCCCGGTGCGCTCCGCGCCCGCCAGGATCTTGGTGAGCTCCGCGTTGTCGGTGGTGTTGGGCGAGTTGGACTTGAACTTGTGGTACACCACGCCCATCTCGGGAAAAAGGATTCGGTTCACCCAGTTGTCGAAAGCATCCCGCTCCGGGGCGAAGATCTGCTCATCTGCCAATTGCCGGGAAGCCTCGGCGGTCGCCCGGGTGTAGTCGTCGCTGCGCCCCACGAAGATCGGTGGAAGGCGAAAGCACCGGCGGATCTTGTCCTGATTGTTCTTGGAGTAGTTCTGGAACAAGGCGTCGAGGTGCTGGGTTTGGGTGAGCGGCTTGACGTCGATCTTTACCTGGCCACCCTCGTCCCCTTCCATGACCCCCTCTGCCTCCAGAAGGATGAACTTGCTGTAGTTGTCGCTTCCCTGGATCTGGGATTCCACGAAGTCCCGAAGTCGCTTGATGCTCTCCTCGGTGAGCTGCCCGTTGCTCACCAGCACGAGCATGGACGGCACGTTGTTATTTCGAAAGGTGACGTAGTTGATTTCCTCGGAGGCCCGATCGCCCATGATGGACAGCAGGTTGCCGATGAAGCGCGGAAGACCATATGGCGACCGCGGGCTGTACAGCTTGAAGTGCACCATCTCATTCGCGCGCTGTTCCGGTGGCACGCTGGCCAGTTTCTCCGGCGTGAGCAGCTCCCCGGTCTCAAAATTGTACTGTCGGGGATCTCCGAACTCCTTGAAATAGCGAAGTTGATAGCCTCCCACGAACGACAGATTGCGTCGCTGGATCGCTTTGCTTTGCACGAACCGCCTGAAGCGGCGCCAGACCGGCATCTCTTGGGTGGTCACCTCCCCGCCGGGCTGGAGCTGCAAGATCGGCATCTTGATCAGCACCGGGTCTGGCTCTTGCCGGCCCAGGCGCATCTGGTAGGACGGGATGTGGGTGAAGCCTTGCACCTTGCCGCTGGAGGAGCGAATGACCTCAAAGTAGGCATTGCCGGTGCTCTCCATGTCCACCCGGATTCGCTTGCGGAACTCCACGAAGGAGTTATCCAACGTGGCATAAGCGAAGAAGTTCTCCAGTGCCACCCGTTCGGCAGATAGCTTCTCCGCATCTATCTGTGCAGTTCCCTGGAGCGGCGCGGCGTGCCGCTGCGCGACCTTGATCCGGGGAATGAGCCGAAAGCCGAACCCGTCGATGTTCTGCACCATGGCATCCAGGCACGGCGTGAGCTCCGTACTGTGCTCCGGCAATGTGGCCAGCGTCATCAGGTCAAACGGGGGCTCAATGATGTCCCCGGCCAGCGTCAGCGCCTCGATCGGATCTTCTGGAAGGTCCTTGGGCTTTCCTGGCATGTCTAGCTCGAGCGGCACGGTCTTTCCCGGGTCGGCTTTGAACACCAGGGCGCGAACCGCTTGCTGGTTCTGCTTGGCGCTGCGCTGAGTGATTTCCTGTAGGCTTTCCACATTGCCTCCTAGATCAGGCCCGGCTCGCTACCGCGCCGTTTTCTCTTCCGTCGGCGCCGCGTTCTCACCGCGAGATCGAGCGCATCCCAAAGATCCTTCAAGGGGTGATTCGGAAAGAGAACACACTGGTCGATCAGATCGTTCAACCCCTTGCGGAAGAACATCTTCCTGTTTTCGAACAAGGGAGAGAGCTTCCAGGCTCTGGTCATCTTGTCCTGCTCGGTGTAGATCGGAAGCACCCGATACTCGCTGTCCTGCTCCTTGACCTCTTGCACGAAGACCTTCTGGTAAGCGTTGCTCTCAATGCCGGCCAGGATCGGGTCGTGTTTGCGGTACATGTCGTCGAACTTGTCGAGTTGCTGTGAGAACCGCAAAAAACCAGCGTAACGGTCGATCACGTAGATGTTGCCGGTCAGGTCCTCGCCAATCACCACAATGGCAAACTGGTCGTTGCGTGTTTTTTCGCCTACCGACAGGTCCACTCCCATGTAGATTTTAAGGCTGTCGGGAATCTCGCTGTCGTTGACGATCTGGCAATCATCGTACTGGTAAACCTCGCCGCGCATGGCCTCGGTGTCGCAGATGTACTGCGCGTTGAAGATCACCAGACCAGAGCGCTCTTTCTTTTGCTTGAACCACTCCGGTGGGTACTTCTCCGGCCAAGGACTTCGACCCTCCGCGTCCAGCGCCGGAATGATCTGGGTGCTGGGACCCAGTTCGTTGCTCATCAGGTGCCCGTAGAGGTCGTCGTAATGGTAGCGGGTGCCGAGGTGGTGGTGCTCCCCCCGGTGCGGCACCTCCGCGCTTGGAGGCTCCAGGCAAGGGTCCAAGGTCTGGTAATACCAAGTTCGCGCCTTCTCCCTCATGTGGGCCGTGCGCGTGTTCTCCTCGTCAACCAAGTCGTCGGAGATGATAATGTCTACGTGCCGAGAGACAATCGTGGAATCCACACCACAGCAGGAGATCGACGGCTCCTTGCTGAATCGGGTGCGCGGCACCACCTCGATCTCACTGTCGTCCCACTTCGAGACGCGAGCCGGGTCGTAGTACATTCCGAAGTTGTCCGCGAGGCGCTGGTTTGACTCGAAGTGCGCCTTGATCTCCTTCAAAAACCCTTTCGAGTTTGCCATGGTCTTGCTTGCCAGGATGATCCTGAGATTCGGGTCTTTGAGGAGGTAGTGGATACACTTTGTGACCGTGCAGATCGTGGACTTTCCAGCACCACGAAATGCTAGCTGAAGCGTCTTCTGGTGCTGGAACTGGAATTGCAGCATCTTCAAATGAAAGGGCTGAACCTCGTAGCCCAGAATGATCTTTGCCAGGATGTCGATTCGGTTGTGCTGCAAGACCTCTCTTCTGATCCACTCACGCCCCATCTGCTTGTAGTGCGCATGGAGATCCGTCAACTCCTTTCGGCTAGCCGAAAGAAGGTGGGACGGGGACTTCGCAAGCGGAACGACCTTGGACAGGATCGGGCTCACTGCATCTTTACCCCGAACCCGCTGCAGAGCACCTTGCAGGTCTCCCCAGATCCGAGCCCCGTGATCATGACGTAGATGATTCGCCCGTACGCTGGCACCGTGAACTCGTACGATTTGCCAGTTCCCAGCCCGGTCTTGGTCAACACGGGATTGTACTGCACGAACGCTCCCGCCACCTCGCTCCAGAACACCACCTCTGCATCCGGGTCAGCGCCGGCGCCGGCAACGACCTGGATGTTGGCGAACTCGTGGGAGTGAAAGTTCATGCCTTTCCGCTTGTCGGTAGGCAACGCCGCATCGTTGGCGCTCACCTCCCGGTGGTAGGCATACTCTGGAGCCAGGTCAGGAGATCTTTTCAGTTCAACCATATCTAAGTTCCTCACTGAAGAGGACCGAAGGCAAAGGGTGGAAGACCTAGGTAGGGGGGAAACCTAGGTTGCGTGCCCTCTGCCTCCGGTCTAGTTTTCTGTCCTACTCGCTGGCCTCGAAGTGCACCACCTCAGCGGCCACATTGAGGTCACTGTCCGCGCCGAACGTGAAGCCGTTGGACAGCGGCGTGATCCCGTTGGACGTGATGAAGCTCACGTCCGAGGTCCCAGCGCCCGAGTCCACGGTCTTCTGGCACGCACCGTCCGCCATGGTGTCCAGCCAGACCCCTTGGCAGTTCCCGGTCACGTTGTAGACCCGAACCGAGCGGGGCCTGAACCCCACCGTGCGGATCTCCTTGCTGGAGCCGGTTCCCACGAAACTTCCTCTGATGATTTTCGCTGCTCCTGATGCCATCCCACACCTACCTCTCTCCCTCGGTGGAGGGCGTGTTATCCCTTGACGGGTTCGGCACTGACAAGGATGCCGGCCCTGCGAGCGTTGGCCCGCTTGGGATGAAAGTGTATTCTGCCTGGACCTTGGCGTTTATCAGGTCCAGGCAGACCAAACAGAGACGAAGCCCGTGTTCCGGAAATACGATTGCGCACGCCAGCTCCGTCAAGCACACTGAACATTTAAGTCGAAATCTCCTTCCCTTCCCATCTGCCGCAGGGTCGTCCTTTTCGTACCAGAGCCCCCAATGCGCAGGTTCTTCTCGCTGTCCATTCATCTCACCTCCTCGATCGGTCAAGGCTTGAACGGGAACTCCTGTTTTCCCAACTTGTCAGAAGCGTACCGTTCCGCATATTGCCTTGCGTCGATCTCGAAAGGGTTGTCGAAATAAGGGCTCTTCTTTTTCAAGGCCAAAGCAATGAACCCCATGAACAGAAGATAAAGGACTGGTTGAAAAACGCCAAAAACCATCTGCTGCATAACGTGGGCCTCCTCGTGCGCCAGTGTACACACCGAC